TTAAATCTCTTCAGGTCTCTGGTCTTATTTCCCAAAAACTAGCACTTGACGTAGAAGACAATGACTTTTTTGTAAGGCTTAATTACGGTGATGAAGAGGACGATTACAACGAGGAAGAACACTTAGGTTGTCAGAACTTTCCTGTTTGCGATACGGAAGGTTGCGGAGGAGGTAAATAATGCAAGGCTTTGATGAAGCATTTAAATTTGAACAAGAGGAATTATGATGGATCAGTATCAACAGTTTATACACAAGAGCCGCTACGCACGATGGCTACCTGAGCAGAAGCGTAGAGAGACATGGGCAGAGACAGTGAACCGCTATGTAGCCTTCTGGGTTGACAGAGGTCAGCTAGACCAGAAGACCAGCAGCAAGATGTTTGATGCAATACATAACATGGAAGTCATGCCTAGCATGCGCTGTATGATGACAGCAGGTGATGCTCTGGCAAAGGATAACGTAGCTGGATTTAATTGTAGTTACTTAGCCATTGACTCACCACGTAGCTTTGACGAGCTGATGTACGTGTTGATGTGCGGAACAGGCGTAGGCTTCAGCGTAGAGCGCAACTTCATTACCAAGCTACCTGTTGTTGCAGAGACCTTCCACAAGACTGACAGCACTATTGTTGTAGCTGACAGCAAGATAGGCTGGGCATCTGCATTCCGCGAGCTGATAGCTATGCTGTATGCTGGTAAGATACCTGAGTGGGACATGAGCAGGGTACGACCAGCAGGGGCTAGACTGAAGACCTTTGGCGGTAGAGCCTCAGGGCCAGAGCCTTTGATTGATCTGTTCAACTTCTGTGTAGAGATATTCCAGAAGGCAGCAGGACGCAAGCTAACGAGCATTGAGTGCCACGATGTAGTGTGTAAGATAGCTGACATTGTAGTGGTAGGTGGTGTGCGTAGATCAGCTCTAATCAGCCTCTCTAACCTGTCTGATCCACGTATGGCGAAGGCTAAGTCAGGTGACTGGTGGAGGCATGAAGGCCACCGTAGGCTTGCTAACAACAGCGTAGCGTACACTGAGAAGCCAGACTTTGAATCCTTCTTAGGCGAGATGCAGAACATGTACGAGAGTAAGGCGGGAGAGCGTGGAATCTTTAGCCGTATAGCAGCTCAGAAGATTGCAGCACGTAACGGTAGGCGTGACCCTGACCAGGACTTTGGTACTAACCCATGCTCTGAAATCATCCTGCGTAGTAACCAGTTCTGTAACCTGTCAGAGATTGTAGTACGTCCTGATGACACACTGGCTAGTCTCAAGAAGAAGGCAGAGGTGGCTGCTATCATTGGCACACTACAGGCTACCTTGACAGACTTCAGATACCTGCGTAACTGCTGGAAGAAGAACACTGAGGAAGAAGCACTACTGGGTGTCAGCATGACAGGCATTATGGATCACTACCTGTTGAGCAAGGGCTGCTCTAAGGACTTGGCTAAGTGGCTGGAGGAAGTACGAGATGTTGCTGTGGATACGAATAAGGAGTGGGCTACGAAGCTTGGCATTAACCAGTCTGCGGCTATTACATGCGTCAAGCCTAGCGGTACTGTATCTCAGCTTGTCGATAGTGCTAGTGGTATCCATCCTCGCTTCTCTAAGCATTACATTCGCAGAGTACGTAGCGACCACAAAGACCCGCTTGCAGTCTTCATGGCACAGTCAGGATTCCCTGTAGAGCAGGATGTGATGTCACCTACGTCAGCAGTCTTTAGCTTCCCTGTGAAGGCTCCAGAGTCCTCTGTGACGGTTAAGCAGGTGGGTGCTATGCAGCAGTTAGAACTTTGGAAAGCATATCAGAACCACTGGTGCGAACATAAACCAAGCATCACTGTTTATTACACTGATAACGAGTTCCTGCAAGTAGCACAGTGGATATGGGAGAACTTTGATCTGTGTAGTGGGATTAGTTTGTTGCCATATAGTGACCATGTATATCAACAAGCTCCTTATGAGGACATTGACGCTGAGAAGTACGATGAGATGGTAGCGTCTATGCCGCAGGGGGTGGATTGGAATGACCTGGAGAAGTACGAGGAAGAGGATAACACGACAGGAAGTCAAGAGTTAGCGTGTGTAGGTGGTGCGTGTGAGATAGTGTAAACTCTGTAGGTACTAAAAAGCCCTGTGTAGATGACTGCACAGGGCTTTTTTGTTTTACTCTCCTAAAATAGCTCCAGCTACTATACCTGTTGAAGCAGAAGGTAAGAAAGCACTGTCAAGGAACTTCTTAACTAGAGAAGAATCAGGATTAACACCTTTAGATAAAGCACTGTTCACCATTTTAGCTCCAGCAATTATCTTGTTTATCTCCTTCGGCTCCATTTGTTTTTTAACTGCGTTGCTTACAATTAAATAAACACCTGCTTTAGTAACAGTAGGGCTAGTAGCCGTCCCTATTTCTCTGCCGCGAACAGTTAAGGAAGCTGCTGACTCTGCCCCTGCAAGACCTCTCTGCATAAGGGAAACTTCTTCAGCTAACTGCTTTAGTTTGTTACCAGTAGCGGGGTCAACTATAGCGTTAAACGTATCTCTAAATTTAGGCTGTAGCATTTTTTTAGCAAACTGCTCAGCTTCTCTAGCAGAACGTGTAGGGAACAGGGATTGCAAATAACTATCTTTCATGCTTTCTAAAATGTTCTCTCCTTGGCTATTGCTTTTCAGCTCTTTAGCCTTTGCGATAAGTTTACGTACACTTTCTACGCCTATTTGCTCGCCAGCGGATACTAAATCTTCCCCTATTTGTGCAGGGTTTTTCTTGTTAAGACTACGTACAATCCAGTCTCCGTTGATAACTTTAATACCTTCAGCATATATTTTACTGGCGGCTTCATAACTAGCTTTAAGTTCTGGGTTAAAGTTCTTAGCAGCTTGACCCATAGAGTCTTCTAAAGTTTTAATAGCTTTGACCATTAAAGCATTTGCTTGAGAATCTGAAGAACCTAAATCAGCCTTCATGTCTCTTTGTAACGCTTTTAAGTTAGACAGCTCCTCGTGAGCCTCTGAGAAAGACATTTTAGAACGCATCTCAGTAAGCTTTTTAGCTCGTGTTGCAAACTTACCCTCAATAGAGGAAACTCCGTACTTATTAATCAACCTATCTAGGTTTTTCTCTCCTAACTTAGCAATAGCTGATGTGTCAACAAACTGCTTCCCTTTTAAAGTTGCTTGTAAACTAGCAATAGCTTCTACCGTGTATTTTTTAGCTCCTACGTCTAAATTGCCTAAACCGTTTTTAAATCTTTTCAAATCTCCAATGGTCTTCGTTACCATTTTAGGAGAAGCGGTAGTATCTAAAGCTTTAACTATTGACTCAGCTGTGTTTAAAGCAGAAGAAGGACGTAAACTCTTTTTAAGCTTATTTAGTTTTAACAAAGTAGGCGCTCTGCGTATGTGTATCTTACCCGCCTTGTCAATCTCTCGATACAGCGGAGAAACTGTTTCTTTTAAAGCTGCTTCAGTATCCTTAACTAGATTCTGTAAAGCTACACCTGTTTCGTCTCTAGTCAATCTTTTAGAACCATTAAGAAAACTATTAAACTCTTTCAGTATGTACTGGTTTTGCCCTTCTACGGCATCGTCAACAACTTTAGACATTGTTAAAGAGGCTTGCGCTAAGTCTTGAGCTGCTAATGCTTTTGTACCGGCAACACCTGTTTGACTAGGAAGAAGTGTAGTGCCTTGTGCTGTTAATTTCTCTTGTAGCAGTTCTACTTTTAACAACTCGTCTTCAGACTTTAAAAGCTGTGATTCAAACTGATCTACCATCTCTTCAGTAACACCGTGTTTAGCAGCGGCTTCCTGGGCAGTCATCTTCCCAGTTTTTACTTCCATAGCAGCCCTAGAAGTTATAGCCTCTATTGTTTCCTTGGCTGCGTTCTTGGTTACTAAATTATATACAGGCTTTACAATAACTGACAAACCTTTTCCTAAAACACCAAAACCAAGACCATAAGCAGCGTCTGTGACACCGGCTTTACCGGCTTCTTGAAAGATGTTTTCAGAAATTGATCTGTCTTCAAGCTGCGCTTCAGCTACTTCACCTGTAGCAGAGCCTGCCATAGCTCCAAAAGCGCCTCCAATTAAGCCTCCAACAGCTGTACCTACAGGGCCTAAAGCAGACCCTACCGAAGCTCCGTACAAAGCACCGGCTACTCCGCCACCTGCTTCAGCTATAGTAGAAACCATGTCGGCATTGGTTTTCATGTCTCTATCGTAGTCTTCTGACGTTACGTATCCAGCAGCTATTGCCTGCTCTTTAAAATCTTGTTCAGATATAGCAGGGTTAACATTGCGAACAATAACGCCATTAGGTAGGGTTCTATCCATTTCTAAGTCTCCATCGAGTCTGTTGAACTGACGGGCGTGAAGGAACTGTAAAGGCACTTCCGTCTACTTCTGGAGCTTCTTCCCATACAAGTCCGTACGTATCTTCTAACTTCTTAGTAAACTCGTCAGAGCCTTGTTCTTTTTCCCAGTAATCAGCAAAACCAGAATCGTCTCCACTATTCTCTGAAAGCCATTTAGCTCTTGCGTTTTCACCTTCAGCAACTAACGCAGCTAATTTAGCTTGGCCTTTCAGGTACGAAGAAATTTCTGAGGGCTTCCAAAATTTAGTGGGGAAGCCTTGCATAGCTAAAGCAACGTCTTTATCAGAAGCTGCTCCGGGCGGTAAGTTGTTCAATACAGCTTGGTTTCTTACAGCGTCAAACTGAACACGCAAAGAGTCTACATCACCTTGCGTACCTAAAAACTCATTTAAGCCTGCTAATGTTCTTCCTGCCACACCAGCAGCAGGGGCGTATTTTTCAAAACCTTCAGCTATGGTTATCATTTTACGGGCAGTCGCTGCATTACCTCTAGCTTCTTTTGTAGCTTCTCTAATTGCTTTTTTATCCGCAGACCCTAATGCTTCTTTATCTGAAACTAGTCTTGCTCTTGCTATATCTACTTTTTGTTGCTCTAAATCTTGAGCTTCTAAGTATCTTTCTTCTTCTCTGTTTTGAAGATTAAACTGAGTCTGTAAAGCCAAAGCCCTGGGAGGGTCTATTTTAGATATTAAAGCTACAGCTTGCTGCTGGCCTTGAGGAGTAGTCACATCTAAGCCTTGCAGCTGCTCTTTAACAATATCAGCTTGAGTTCTAGTGTCTACACCAAACAATCCTCCAGCAGCTTGACGAAGATTTTGTTCACGCTGAGGAGCCTGCAATGCTCTAGACCTAGCTAAGTTAGAACCCAGCCCAGTTCCTTGAATAGCAGACGCTCTTGTAATACCTTGTTGTTCAGCTGTTGGAGCAGCTAGGCCAGTAAGAAGCCCTTGAATGTTTACTTTATTCGCCATTGTCCTATCCTTATCCTACACCGGGTTCAAAAATGTCTAATATACCGTTGTTGTTTCGGTCTTCAGAGCCGCTACCACTACTCATACCACCAAACAGATCGTTAGTCATAAAGCCGCCTGTTGCGTTGCTACCGCCACCTAGCAGACTACCTGTTGATGTACTGCTTCCTCCGCTAAACAACCCTCCTAAATAACTTCCAATGTTGTCAATAGAAGCTGTAGGCTGTTTTGTACCAAAGATAGAATTTATAGCACTGTTTAGTAAGCCTTGTTGGGCAGAAGCGCCTGTCCCAGAGCCTCCTACAATGTTGGCCATGCTCTGTAAATTAGCTAATCTTTCTGTTTGACCTAGTTCAGCAGCCTGTAAATAACCTTCAAGACCTAACTGTCCTGTTTGAGACTGTAGACTAGCTCCTGTACGTCTTCCTATATCTGCAAATCCTGCTGGTATCTGACTTGCTTCTAATAAGGAAAGAGCTTGCTGCTGTGGTAAGTAACCTGCTGCCATCAGCTGCTGCATGTTAGCTATATCAGCCGCTTGTAACTGTGAAGGCAACTGAGCTGCTTGTGTGCCTAAACCAAACAGTCCTGCGCCTAATCCTAAACGACCTTGCTGTAGAGCTTGTTGCTGCGCTGCTGCACCAATGTCTGCTTGCTGTAGCTGTAAAAGGTTAGCTAAGTCTTGCTGCTCGAACCCTCGGCCTGCTTGTGCGCCTTGCAGACCTAAACCTGCGAGTGCAGTGCCTCGTCCTATTCCTGCTGTTTCTAGGTCTGAAGAAAGCCCAGCTAAATTAGAGGTTAGTCCTGTTAACCCAGTAGCTGTAGCCATTTCTTGTTGCTGTTCTGCCAGTGCCTGCTGTCGAGCAGATAGACCAGCACGAGCCATAGCTTCCTGACGAGCAGTTTCTTGTGCCAGAAGCTCAGGAGATGCACCGCCATAAGCAGCAGAGGACAGTCCTAAGCGGCCTTGAGAAAGTAGACGCTCTTCTGTAGCCAGGCGTTGACGTTCTTCCTCTGGAGCCTGTGTGGCTCTAATAGCTTCGTAAATATCAGCTTGTCGAGCTTCAGGAGATGTTAACAAACCTTGACCAGCAGCTCCTGCAAGTCCTGCGTACTGAGAACGTAAAGCTTCAATGTCAGCAGGTTGACCAGCTCTTCCTAGCTGCGCTTGAGCGCCTCCTAGACCTGCTTGAGTAATGCCCTCAAAGCCTGTAGGCTGTCCCATCTGACCTAATGTCTGACCAAACAACCCACCTACTGCACCACGTTGTGCTGCCAAAGAGGGATCAATAGTGCCTACTTGTCCTAGCTGCTGCTGTGCTTGACCATAAGCTGCTCCTCCTATCTGACCAGCTCTAGGGTCGTAACCAGCTCCTATAGAGCCTGCTGCTGCTCCTGACAGACTTTGAAGCCTAGCTTGTTGTGCCTGTTCTTGAGGACTAAGCTGTATACCAAACCCACCTTCAGGAGTTGTTTGTATGTTTGCTAAGCTACTGGTAACAGAGTAAGGTCTAAACTGTGATTGCTCTACAGCACGTTGTCCTATTGCTTCAGCGCCTTGTCTAGCTTCTCTGCCTAAAGTAGAAAAAGCTTCTTCACCTTCTCTACCTACATAATAATTAGCGCCTAGGTTAAATAAATTATTAGCATTGCTGCTTAAAAACCCACCAAGACCACCAGAGCTTGTTTGTGGCACATAAGAACCGCCAAAGCTACTCCTTGCGTCACGCAGCAAAGCAATGTCGTTTCCTATTTGAGGAGCGGAAGGCATAACAGGCATATTAGTTCCTGTTTGAGGAGCGGTAGGCATAACAGGCATGTTGTTTCCTTGTAAAAACATCCCTGATCCGTCAAACGCTGGCTGTACTGGTTGTGCTGTGTAAGGCTGAACAATCCCTTGAGTTAAATATTGTGGCAAGTAAGCCATTAGTAAGACCCTCCAGTAATTGTGTCAGCCGTTAGTGTGCCTGTCACGTTTACGGTAGCGGCTGTTACAGTACCAGTAAATGTAGGATTAGCAGAGTTAGCTTTAGTAGCACTGGCTGTCGCTATGTTGTTAAACTCAGTGTCTATCTCTGTTCCTCTCACAATCTTCGCAGCATTGCCTGAAGGGAGAGAATCCTTTGTAGCAAAGTTAGTTGTCTTAGTGTAATTAGACATTTAGATAAGTCTCCCTAGTAGAGCATGTATGTCGATTTTTTGAATTGAGAAAGCAGCACCATTGACTTCTGCTTCTATGCCAATGGTTACTACCTCACCGCTACCGCTGGTGTTAACCTTTGGAGTGTTGATGAGAATAGAAGAGGTGTACTCGCCTGTGGTGTTGTACTCAGCTATACCATACTCAGCAATGTTAGACTCACCGAATGTAAAGGCTTGCTTAGTGTAGTTAGCTGTGTAGTCATAACCCCAGTTCAGAGTAGTGGGTGTGTTCTGACCACCAATAATAGTCAAGTTAAACTTCTTTAGGAACTTCAGATTAGATGTGTTACCAAAGTCCATAGGGTTACTGAAGTAGCGCATCTCGTACTTGTTAGCACCGTCCATGTAGCCTTTGTACTCAACAATGCCTGAAGAGATGCCTATGTATATCTCACCGCCTTCTAGTACCGCAAAGGACAGAGGATACATGCCTGACCATGTAGTAGCCCTGTGTGAACCATCCTCTAACGCTCTACGCATGTCAAAGCAGTACACAGTGTTGCTGTCAGGTAGTGTTAACAGGTAGAAGGCTTCTTCAGAGCTGTACAGTGATTTGATAGCGTTAGTCTGTAAAGGGATCAAAGACAACAAGTCTGTGCGTACGTTCTTGCTAATGTCTCGCATAGGCATGGACTTCTCTTGTATAGTCCTGCCAAAGCTACGCACACCTGTCTCAGACAAGAACAATATGTCAGTGCCTGTGTGCTGTACTGAGTCACGAGCTATGCAACCAACGCCTTCTATGGTGTCTGTAAGCGTCATAGAGGCTGGCGAGGAGGCTCCTGAGTACACCAGTATAGACTTCTTGCCAAAGATGATTAGGAAGCCATTGTGGGCCGCTAGAGCCGTTATCTCGTCAAAGCCTGTAGGCCATACAGTAGTAACGTTTAACGAGCCTGACGTACCGCCTGTCCAATGATGTCCGTTAAGTGTATCAGACCAATAAACAGTATGCTTGTTACCTGTAATGTCTGCTGCCCAAAGACGACCGTATGCTGCTAAGACTTCGTTAGCCTCTGGTGGTGTACCTGTTGCGTGAGAGTGTGCTGAATGTTCTTCCAGTACAAACGAACCACCGTGATCTGTACCTAGCACGTACTCGTGATCTCTTTGGAATAAGTAGACATGGTCGTTTAAAGTAACAGCTTTCCAGTTATTAGCTGTAGGCGTATACCCAGTAGGCGTAGCGTCTGTTAACGTGGTAGTTCCTGTAAAGATTTTATTGTTACCTGAGGATATCACATACTTATCGCCAGAGTTGTCAATGAACTCGTACACAGTCTCTATACCACGGCTAGTACCTAGTACAGAAGAACCGTTAGTAGAAACCTCTTCCCAGCCCTTACGCGCACCAATACGACCTAGCTGATCAATAACACAGTTGTCTGCAACAGCAGCAAACGAGGGATCAACACCAATGGGTGAGTCCTGTGTATTAAGACCAGCAAAGCCTGGAGCAGATATTGTAATGTTCTGTAGTGGTTGTGCCATTAAGAATACCAGATAGTTTCTTCAGGGTGTTGTGACGCATCAATAGCAATAGCGTCAGACAATGTTCTGTCAGCAAGTCCAAACAACTCTGCTGCACTTGTACCACCAGTCTCTCCACGCTCTCTAGCACCTAGTGCTGTAGCAATCTGCACAACAGGTGATGAAGGCACTGCCAGAGTCTCTGTATCTTCTGTGAAGTCTGCTGTGCGTAGCACCACGTTAAACCTTAATTGATACACACCGTCAGGCTTGGGGTAGATGTCCACAGCGTTGTCACCAGCAGCGTTAACACCGTTGAAGCTGTAGAACTGTGGAGAACCCAGAGGAGGTGTCTCAATCA